TCAACTCGTTATGGAAAAAGTACTAAAAAGAGGTGGCGTTAATGCAAGCGATATAGAATACATCAATGCACACGCAACAAGTACACCAAGAGGCGATGCTATGGAAGCAACTGGTATTTACAATGTTTTTGGTGGAACTCCTTATGTTTCTTCAACAAAGTCTATGACTGGTCACGAATGTTGGATGGCTGGGGCGAGTGAAGTAATTTATAGTTTAATTATGATTAAAGATAAATTCTTAGCACCAAATATTAACTTTGTACAAGGTGATGAAATGACATCTAAAATCAATGTCTTCAATAAAAAAATTGATTTTGCACCAAAACTAATTCTTTCTAACTCTTTTGGTTTTGGCGGTACAAATGCAGCATTAATTATTAGAAAAATATAATACAGATTTTATCAGATTAAGATAGATTGACACAGATTACGCTAATAGTAAAAAGATAAATCTCTCACAAAGTACACGGAGAACACAGAGTTAAGAATGAAAAAAACTCTCCAAAACTCTTTTTCTCTGTGTCTTTGTGCCATCGCCTGCTATCGTTTAACGGGTGTGCTAAATTTTCCTAGTTAGATTGACAAAAAATAAAACTGAGTAATTTATCAGGAGATACACCTTGTTTCCTGTGATTAATTTGTAGACAATACATCCTCAAATATTTTTAAAATTTATTTAAACTCAAAAATCAATTTATTAGGATATAATCTTGGAAATAAAAGAAAATTTTAGTGAATACGAAAATTGTATTCTTTGTCCCCATGAATGTAAAGTTAATAGAAATATTCAAATTGGGTTTTGTAATAATAATAACATAATAGTATTGCATAGCATACTAAAATAATTTTGCATAAAAATTAGGAGACAAAAATGATAGAGACAAATCAAAATTTGATTGAATATATTGAATTAAAATCTGGCGAACCTTGCCATCATATCGGATGTAGGGCTCATATAACACATCCATGTGAGATTTTCTTGTGAAGGAACATCGAAAGTTTTTTTTAAAAAAGTAGCAATAAAATCTAATTCTTTTTTATCTATTTAAAAAACTTTATTATCAAATTCATTGTTTTACTAATTCTTTTTGTCTTTGTGTCATATCAAACTCCTATTATTTTGATTTTATCAATACTTTTTTGTCAAATATTTTAATATTTTATTATTTTATTTAAAATAAACTCTTAAAAGTCTATTACAGTATTTTTTTACAAAAATATCTTTAAATTAAATAAAATATTAAAAAAAATCTTTAAAATTTATTATTATTTAGATTGACTTTCCTATGCGACAGCGTTATTGTGTCTGTATAATGAATAAACTAAATAACAGGAGATTTTAAATGAAAAAGCCTACAATTAAAACTAAAAAAGGATTTTTTACACAATATCAAGTTTTTTATGATGGATATTTGATTAAATCTTTTTATGATAAAAAAGACGCTACAAAATTGAGAAACGAAATAAATGAAGAACAAAAAAAAATGGCAGTCTTTTATACAGCCTGATTTCTATTACTTTCATTATAAGAAAGTAACTAAAATAAATAGGAGTTTTTTATGGAACAAAAAAAAATATTTGAAACATTGATTGAAAAATTAGAAAAATTTAAAGAGAGCGAAAAAAGATATGAATATCTCGAAAAAAAATACAACTATTTTTTAAAAAAAAGAAGTAAAAGAAATTTATCAAAAAAGATGGCTGTCTAAAAAAGACAGCCATCTTTTAGTCTAATAATTCTTAATTAGTAATTCTGTTGTCTCTTGTTGCGTTTTCTGAAAACAACTATAAGTTGTTTCAAGTTTGATTATTTTGAACTCTTTATATAATTCTTTTATTTCTGGTACATTGTTGTATGAAAGACAAAACTGTCCTTTGAAAGTTTTTAATAAATCTCTTAATTCTTCATGTCTTTTTTTAGAGAATTTTTCTTGATATAAATATTCTTTTTCGTAGTACGGTGGGTCAAGATATAAAAATACATTTTCTCTATCAAAACGTTTAATTATTTCTGCAAAATCTTGATTCATAATAGAAACGGTTTCAAGTCTTTTTGACACTTTCATAATGTTCTCGATTGCGTTTTCACGACTTCTTGGTTTTGGGGAATAAAACTTTGTGTTCGCTGAAAAACTGTGACAATGAAGATAGTAAGTTTTTACTGCTTTTTGAATATCAGTTAAAAACATTTTATCAGTGTTTAAATAACGATTAAATATTGTTTCTGAATTTGGCATTTTTTCTAAAGTTTTACAAAACTCTTCTGGATGATTTTGTATTACTATAAATAAATTTGCTATGTCGTCATTTCTATCATTGATGACTTCACAATTTGCCCATCGTTCGTTTTCAACAAAAAGCCCCCCAGCTCCAAAAAAAGGAACAACAAAATACTGATTTTTCCTTTTTTTTAAAGCAATATTTTGTTCTGGAAAATGTGCAATAATTTGCTTTGAAAGTTTCGTTTTACCGCCAATGTAAGGCATTGGTGGCTTACATTTTAAATTTTTTAAGACATCCTTGTCTTGAATCATAAAACCCTCCATGGTTTCGTTAAAAATATAAATATATCACAGTTTTTTAGAAAAACTGATTTTTTTATAAAAAATTACAAAAGGTCTATACTTTCTTTAAAAATATCTATTTTTTTCAATTCTTCATAAATGAAACTTAACAAAATAGTTTTGATTGTATTTATGTCTAAATTAATATTATCTTGTAATAATAAATATCCAGATATGCCCAACGATTTTTCATTATTGAAATTTGAGTAGATTAGATTAAGATTATTAAATTTTTTTGTAATTTCATTTTCTTCAAACGTGAATTTAAAAGATTTTGTTTCAATTGAAGTTTTTTTATTTATTCTAGCCTCTTCGTCTTTATATCCATCGACGGAGACAGTGATTATTCGATTATTACAATCTTTTATCAAATTAAATGATTTTATAGTCCAATACAGAGCATTAAATCCTGATGTTGTTTCAATTGTTTTTAATAAAGCCATGTCTTTTCTCCTACTTTTTCGCTTTTATATAATATGCAACTGTCTTAGAGACAGGTTTTGTTTCTCCACCACCTTGCTTTAATGATGTTATAGCGTAAATTCTATCGCCAGTAGAATAATCTTGAAAATCATTATCTCCATCTTTTTCTACTGAAGCAAAATCTTTTGAAGGATCTCCAATATTTCCACCATTATAGACTTTTGAAAAAATCGTTTGTGATCCTGAACCTCTCAAAAACATACCTCGCAAGTCTGGTAAATTGAAAGTTGTTATTGAATCACCTGCACCCCAAGTGATACTAATAACACTGAATAAGTCAGGATAATCAGTTCTTTTAACAGCAGAACCATCACATAACAAATACTTATTTGATATATTTGAAGGAATACCAGCCAAGATTTTAATTTCTCCAACCAAAATATTGTCGTTTATCTTTGCATCTACAAAAGTTTCTTTTGCTACTTTTTCCCATCCGAAATTACTTGCACTGTCAGTAGAGAATACTCCTAAATTATTTGAAACGCGAGTATGTTTGCTTCCGTTATCAAAAGTGATTTCTTGAGTAATGTAATCCCCACCATCTCTTTTATCATTGTAATATACAGTCAAATAGTAGTTGTATAAAGCAGGAGAGTGATTTGTTGTTGTATTATTAGAATAACCTCTATAATTTCCTGGTGTTTTTATTGTATTTAAATCATCATTGCCTGTTAAAAAAATACCTTTGTCAGCATATAGTTTCGCACTATTTAAAGTACTTAAATCTTTATTGTCAATATCAGTTCGATTATAAGTTTCTGATTTTTGATAAAATGCTCCAAAATGTTTGGAATCATGACTATTTATCTGTAAATCTGTATAATTATTAGACGTTGTTACCGCATTCGTATTTTTATTGTCAATATCAGTTCGATTATAAGTTTCTGATTTTTGATAAAATGCTCCAAAATGTTTGGAATCATGACTATTTATCTGTAAATCTGTATAATTATTCGAAGTCGTCACAGCAGTCGTAACATCGTTTATATTTGCAGTTCTAAGCCATCCAAAATTAATTGTGCTATCAGTAGAAAAATTTCCTAAATTATCGGATGAACGAGTATATTTATTTCCATTGTTAAAAATTATTTCTTGAGTAAAAAAATCCCCACCATCTCTTTTATCATTGTAATATACAGTCAAATAGAAGTTATATAAAGCAGGAGAGTGATTTGTTGTTGTATTATTAGAATAACCTCTATAATTTCCAGGAGTTTTAATTGTATTTAAATCATCATTGCCTGTTAAAAAAATACCTTTGTCAGCATATAGTTTCGCACTATTAAGAGTCGTTAAATCTTTATTGTCGGTTTCTACTCTTGAATAAACAGATATATTATTTCTTGCTATTGAAATATTATATAAATCAGATAGATTGTTGTTTTTGTTTAACATATTTTTTGGTGAATAATCTATCCAATTCAGAAAAAAATTATTGCTGTCCGTATATCTATAAAATATTTCTCCTGCGAACGAATAGAACAATTGATATAATCTGCTCTCTATTAAAAATACGGATAATCTGAATTGCCAAGCCACTGGTGCTTTTTGTGTCATATAGTTTAACGTTGGTTTACTTTCAATAGAATCATACCAACCAAAATAAGTACCAGCACGAGTTATTTCATCCAACGATTTTGTTTCAGGAATTTTACTACCTACAAAAAAATTATCGAAAGATTGTATTTTTCTCACTCTTGACAAATCTATTTTATCTATGTTTGACTCAGTAATATAAAGATCACACAAAAGAGTTCCTATGTCGATTAATCCATGTGGAGTTGTTTCAAAAAATATATTGAATTGATAAGAGTCTTCTTTATTATATAAAATTGTTTGATTTTTGCCATCAACAATAGGAGTTGAATATATTTCTTTTGGAAGAACAAAAATACTTAAAACTTTTGTTTCTGTTGATGTGAATGGTGATATATCTATTTCATCACTTGTAATTGAAAGTTTCTTGCCGTTTTTGTAACCTAAAAAATTTGAGATTTTTAATTTTTTGTCAACAAGTTGAATGTCTTTTGATACAATTCCATCCTTTACTATAAAAGAGATATTCTCTTCAATAATTGTTTCAATGTCTGTTTGAAGTTTATTTAAATGCGTATGCTCTAATGTTTGGTCTATATAAAAGTTTTGTTTTATCACACTTTCTCCACGATAAAAAAATTAATGTATATTGGTAAAAAAGTTTGAAGTAGTTCTTGTATCGCTTGTTTTTCTTTTATTGTCAGATATTCTGTAAATTCGATAATCATTTCATATTTTGGGATTGCCAAACTACTATTATTTAATTTTGATTTATTAAGTTTTAAACCTTTTTGACAATCTTTTATTGAAAAAGTTTTTTTTGTCACTAAAAGAACTAAAGACTGTATGTTTTTTATTGAAGTTTCTTTTGCGTAAAAAGTATATGCACATACTACTCTTTTTTTGAAGGTTTCCTCACTTTCATTTGGAAGTCTTTCTATTCCTCTCTCGACTTGAAAGTTTTGTAAATCGTCAGTTTTTAAAGCAATGAATTTATTTCTTGTTAAAATTGCATTTCCTTTGAGATTATCAAAAGATATCGATATTGCATTTATTATTGCATTAAAAAGTTTTGATATTGAAATAACAGGAATTTTTAGATATTTTTGATAAAACTCATAGAATGTCACTTAGATTTCCTCCTCTTTTGTTGAAGAAAAAACAATATTAGAAATTTGTAAAATTTCATATTTTGTCGCTGTCACATTTTGTGTTGGAGATGTTATTTTTATATCTTTTAAAAACCCTTTTAGACTTGTTGAAATTTCTGTTGCAAGTTGTGAAAGTATGAAGTCTTGAGATATTTTTAGTTTATTGAAATATGCTATTACTGCATCGTAAGCAATAGTTTCTTTTTCTGCAAAGTTAAAAACATTGTTATAAAAAATCAATTGTATATTTATAGAAATATTTTTAATTGTAGGTCCTTTAACTGATATTTCAATTCCAGGTTCTCTTACTGCATTGATTTTATTTGAAACGATAATAATTATTTCTTGTGAAGGACTTCCAGATACAGTTCTTATTATTAAATCAAAAGTGCCTTTCCCTCTAGGTTCTGAAATGATAACAGCATCGGTTACTCCTTGAGTCTCTAAAGCAAGTCTTTTGTATAGACTTGCAGAGTCTTTTGCAAGACTAGTCCATTGCAAAAAATATCTTGCTCTTAAATCTTCGTCACATTCTTTGTCCTCTCCAGGAGTTGTTATCCAATCTGAGAAATTGTCAATATAATCAATACCTTGTGTGGTTGTACTTAAAATCGAAATAGCATGAGTTGCTACATTGTAATCTTTTCCTTCATAGGAAGCTGCCACTGGTACGAATACTTCTGTTTGATTTGCAACTAAAATCTTTTCTTCTGTTGTATAAAAAACAAATTCTTTGCCTTTACTATTGGTTTTCGTTTTAACTATTGTGCCTTTTTTTATTTTTATATTTTCATCTTTTGCTATGTTTCTTGCAAATTTTACAAGCCCTATTGTTTTTACTGCTTGTTTTCTTGTTATACCAACTTCTGTACATTTTAAATCGAGCCAATCGCCTTCAGCTGTTTGAACAAAAGCATTTTTGAAAATTTTGTTTAGTAAATCATAAAAAAGCCAAATGAAAAAAGCAACTACTTCAAAAATACCTCGCAACACCCCACCAACGTTATAATTTGTTAGGTTTATATATTCATTATTTTTGAATGCAGTTATTAATTCTGTTTTTATTTCTTCTTGCGTTTTATTAAAAAGTTCCATCGTCTAACCTTATCTGTAATTCTTCTAAAGTTTCTATAACAAGATTGTATTTTGTTTTTTTTTTTATAAAAGAAAAACTAACTTTTGCTACAAGAGAATCGTCCTCATCGTCAGATGTTTCAATTTCAATAGACTCTTTGTCTACTCTTGGGTCTTGTTTTATAGTCTCTTTTATTTCAATTTCAAAATCTAATATATTAATTCTCGTTTTTGCTTCTTGAATAAACTCATGAAGTCTTGAGCCAAAATACTCATCATAGAATAAACTACCTTTTGGTGTCAAAAGTCTTATTATTATGTCTTGTAATGCACATTCTTCATTTTCTACTGTATCCAAACCGTTGAAACTAAAAGGAATTTCGGTTGTTTCAAAATCAATTTTTATGTCAGAACCTAATATCATTTCACACTCCCATAAGTAGAGTTTATTTCAGAAAAATTTGGGAGAGGTAAACTAGTAAATCCTGTTATTGCTCCTTTTAATGCAGCCCCTCCGTCTTGTGGTGAAGGAGTCCAACTAATGAACGTCTTTTGTAAAATATCTAAAGCAAGTTTTATTTTTTCTAACTCTATTTTTGTTTTATTTCCTTTAAGTATTGGTTCTACTGCTTCGTCACCACCAAGTTTTATAGAGTTATTTGTTATCTCAAAACTTGAAGTTTCACCAATTTTAATTACTACTTTTTGGTCTTTAACTTTTAATACTGTTTGATTTTGAATAATGATTAACTCGTTTTCTGCTCTCTCTGTATCAAACTCACTGCCCATTACGTTTTGGATATATGGAAAATTTTTATTGCCATTTCTAAAACCAATGATTACTTCTGTCCCTACTGACGGATTACAAAAAACTCCACCAGTAGTACTACCCCAAATTTTTGGTATTCTGACTTTTGGGTAAATATTTTTTATAACAGAATTATCAAGTCCAACTTCTTGACAATCGATATAGTATTTTCCGTTTTCTGTGTAATTTTTTATTACTTTTGCAGAAATGGGAAACTTATAAAACTTCTCGATTATATTTCTTATCGCATTATATAAAATGTTATTATCCAACTGTTAAAACCATCTCTCTTTGAGTATATTGAATGCCAACAACTTTGTAATTAGTGTTGTTATATACAACTGAATCACCTAACCGAATTTCTTTTATTGGAAATATAGTAAGTTTGTCCAAATTAACTTTTCTTATTACATCATCAATTAGATGTACATTTCCATCTAATTGATTTTTTATAACAACAATGTTATTTTCATTGTAAAAATAAAAAGGCGTTTTCAAAATCTCTTTTATTGTGTATATTAGGTTATACAAAGATTTCTTTTTTGTGCCTTCTGCAATAAAACTCTCAAGTAGTGTATCTGTTGCTTGATAGTTGACATCACAAATATTTGTGAATATCTGTGATGCTTGCAAGTTTTCAAATGTTGTAAAAAGAGTGTTTTCCAACAAAACATTATTATAACAATTGATTTTGTAGAAATTGTTTGTTTCTTGTATATTGTCAATTTCACCTTCAAAAATCAAAGTCAATGTTTCATTGGTACTCATCATTATTTTTATTTTATCTTTCTTATTTAAAACGAGTTTATTTGTTTTAGAATAAGGCTTTTGTATTTCTATGTAAGCAGTATCTTCTATAACATTGATTGATTTTATTACTACAAAATTAAACCCTTGACTAATTTCTTTGTTATTTAATAATAATTTTGATTTTACTCTTCTTACGTTCATTTAGTTCCCATCCGTCAAGCTGTTTCTGTCAAGTCCATATTGTTTTAATCCTAAATTATCTCCATCAACAAAACCATTTTTCGAGATAGATTCTTTTTTCTTCTTTTCTTCTTGCACTTTCAGATATTCATCTTGAGTGAATTTTTCATATTTTACTGGTTGAAACTCAGTAAACTCCAAGTCAACGTAGATGATATTATCATACTCATCATCTTCTTGACTGTCAAAAGATGCGAAAATCGTTTGAGAAATATTTCTTGCTTTTGTGTGTTCTGATACTATTGTCCAAATCTCTGGAGTATCTCCTTTCTCAAAAAGTTTTTCTAATTCTTCTAATTGTTGATATGCTGTTTTTCCTTTTTTTGTTGTAAAATTCGTTACTCCTTTTATAAATTTTTTCCCTTTCCTAAAAGTAGTTGAACCTTCCTCATACGCAAAATCTTGGTCTATTAGTTTTAGACTGATTTTTACTGTTTTGGGGTCAAATCCCAAAACTATCGCAGCTTTGTTTTGATGAGAGCTTTCTTTTTCGTGTCTCTCATAGAGTATTTTCCCTCCAACTGAAATGCCTGTTATTATACCAGGGAGAGTTACATTTTCTCCAGATTCTCCTTTTAATAAAATAGGATATTCATTTTTTTTAAATTGCATATATTTCTTTCCCTTCTTTTTCTAACATCATTAGAAATCGTTTTATTGAGTTTAAGTCGTCTAAATCTGACGCTTTTATATTTACTTCAATTTTTGTGTTTTTATTTATGGTTGTTTTTGAGTTATTTGTGTTATTGTTTTTTTTACTTAAAATTTGATTAGTTTCTTTGTTGGTGTAAACATTTGTGCCTTTTGATAAATGTAAAAGTTCTGGTCCTTTTTCGCCAACTAATGCAAGCCCACCACCAAAATTTCTTACCCCTGTTGCAAACGCAGGTATTGGTTTTATGTTGAAGCCGAAACTTTGACCACCAACGCCAGGAAGCCATTTAGGGAAATCAATTTTGATACTATTAAGACCTGCAATAAGTCCGTTAATTGGTGCTATGAAAATATTTCCAAGACCTTTTAAACCACCTATCAAATTTTCAATTTTGAATGTTTCTGTTATCACTTTCCAAATTGATTTAATCCCAGTTTTAATATCATTTAAATTAAATTTAAATGATATATGATTGTTACCAAAAATGTTTTTTAATAGAGAGTCAACGCTTCCCATTGCAGATTTTATTTTCCCTCCAAAAAAATCAAATAAATAATTTTTTATTTGTGATACTTTTTTTATTATTTTTTCAATAATTTTGGCTATAACTGGAATTATTGCTTCAAAACCATTTTTTATAAAACTTGGGATATTTAAGAAAAAATCTCTTATATTTAAAATTGTTTTAAAAAAGAAACTTCTTATTGCTAATATTTTATCTTGAATTGGTTTTGGTAGACAATCAAAAATAGATTTTACAAATCTATAAAACATTTTAAAAGGTTCTACTAAAATAGAAAAAACTGCCTTGATACCAGATGAGGCTATATTAAAAATGCCACCTAAAATATTTCCTTTTTTTATTTTTTCAATACCAGTTTGTATTGATTCAAAAAAAGATAAAACTGCATTTTTTAAAGCGATTATAGGTAAAAATAAATGCCCAAATAAAACAAATAAAGGTTTTGCATATTTTGGAATTCTATCAAAGAGTGATTTGAATGTCACTTCTATTGTTTTGTATGGTGCTGAAAAAATATCTATTAATCCACCTATTATATCTCCGTCACCAAATTTCTTGAAAGCACTTTTAAACGAACCTATAAAAGTATTTATTCCTTTTAACCAACTAGTTAAAACAATTATCCAAAATCCTGTTACTATTCCAAATAAGAAACCAAAACCAAAACTTACCCAATACACAAAGTCGTCAAATTTATCTGTTGCCCCACCAAAAATATTTTTAAAGAAATCTTTCAAAGGACTAAAAGCCTCAAGGAAAGTATTTTTTAGTATTTTTAGTTCGTTTTTTAATGGATTAATAAGATTATTCCAACTATCTTTTATAATATCAAAATGCTTATTGAGTGAATATATTGCAGCAGCTAATGCTACTACACCTACAATAATCCATGTAAGAGGATTTGTTAATAATGCAGCAGTAAATCGTAGGACTGCAGGTATTGCTTGCTTCAACAGTGTTTGAGAAAATGCTTTTATTCCCCATATCGTCGATGACATTTTACCCATCCCCATACCTTGAGCCGTCCACATTGCCATCTGTGCGTTTTGGAATGCAGCAGTTGCAGTTACATTTTGCCACAAAGAAGTAGTAAGCATTGAAAAAGATTTTTTTAACATTCCTGCATTAGTTATTAGAGTAGTCTTTATTTTTGAAATATTAGTATATAATAGTAATAATAATCCAAGTGGGACTAACAATATAGTGACAGTCCCAAGAAATCCCATTATAATAGAAGAAAGTATAGGATGAGCGTCTCCCCACTTTGCTAAAGCATTCAAAATAGAAGTTATTGAGTTTACAACAGTTTTTGTCGGTTCTAAAAATACTTTTCCATAAACAGATGCAAATCGCAATACAGAACCTCGAAGGTTTGACATTGAGCCTTCAAAGGTTTTAGACATCTTTTCCATCATACCAGAAAAGTTTTTATTTTTTATTACAGTATGTATGGAGTTCATCATTTCTTCAACAGTTGCCTCAGCAACATCTTTCCCAAGTGCTTTGTTCCAATCTGCTTTTGTGACTAACAAGTCTTGAAACATCATCAATGCTTCGCCTTTTTGTCCAGAGTTGAGTTTTTTTATAGCATTTCCAACTTGATCTAAAGGTTTTCTTGCACCAGCTGCTAAGTCTCCTAAGTCGGTCATCATTTGTATTGAGTATCTGCCAACAGTTTGTAAAGAGTTGCCAAATTCAATAACATTGTCTAGGTCAAATGGTGCTATGTCTGAAAAAGTATCGAGTTCTTTTAGTCTTTGCTTAGCTAACTCAGTATCTCCAAGCATGACTTCAAGTTGACTTAGATAACCCTCCATCTTGCCAGCAGCAGAAACAAAACCTGCACCTGCAATAATGCCAGCAGTCCCTACACCAATGAGTCCATGAGAAAACTTTGAAATAGTTTCGTTCGCTCTCTCAAGTGAGTTCACTGATGAGACTACTTTTTCCATTGGATTTGAGAATTTATCGATTAAATTTATTATTACGCCAACACCAAAAAGTTTATCAAGCATCGTTATTGTTTCCGTTAAATCCCTTATTCACTGCAAAAGCAATCAAATTAAACCAGTTTTCTTCTATCATTTCTGCTTCTACATATTTTTGACACAGATCATCGATTTTCATTTTTTCAGTATTGGAATGAGGTATAAAAGTTTTGACTTTTACCCTCATTTTTTTTAACAAACTTTCTTGAAAATCTTTTTTGTAAGTTTTTAGTTTTTTTTCGATTGAGTTGTTAATTAGAGATATAGCCCAATAAGCACCCTCACGAGTGCTTAGTTCTATATCTCTTCTGCTAAAAAAGAGTCTGTAAGTCCTGTTTCTGCCATGAGTTCGTTGAACAGTGCAAAAGGTAAACCAGGTCTATCTTCAGTTATTTTCGCAAAGTTTTCTTTGTCTGAAATAATAATGTTTTTCATTATGTTACTTTCAACAAAAGTAACATATTCTTTTTTGTCTTTAGTCATTGTATCAAGAGTTGTCTCAATTGTTTCACTTTGAAGTTTTTCAAAATAGAAAGTTTCTTTTTCATTGAAAAGTTTCACTACTTCAATTCCGTTTTCGATATGTCCTTTTACCATTTCTGGCAAAATTTCATCTGTCAAACTCACTGCTTCAACAGTGAACTTTTCAGAAATTCCAGTCTTGTCCAAAATTTCAGAGTACATAGGAGCGAAAAGACCTGGTTTGTTTTTTAATAAAGTTTCAAATTCTTCTACTTTTGGATAAATGATAGATTTTTTTATTTGATTTTTCATCAAAGCGGAGAATTTCTCTCTACTATTTCCAGCAGAAGATATAACTCTTCTTACTTCTGGTTTGGTGAGTTTAGCAAAATAAAAATCACCAAGTCTATTAGACAATTTTATAATTTTTCTTCCTCTATTTTTTGCGTCTATTACGATTTGTGGTATTTCTTTGTTTTTATTCATATTTTCCCTTTCTTATAAACTTCTTATAAAAAAATCAGATGCTTCATTTAAATGTTTCAAGCATTCTGTTTTATTTGTATTGTTGAACGTTGTTTCATTAATTAATTCTTTAATGCTTTCGATTGAAAGAATGACTCTTTCTGCTTGTGCTTTTTTGTTATTTGGTAAACTTTCAATTTTATTTTTTAATTCTTTTATTTTTTTTTCGTGAAACATTTATTCCCTTTCTTATAACATCCCAGCAGGATCATGTAGTCCGCTTGCTGTTACATCTTTTACTCCACCAAGTATATTAAAATCCAATTTTATTGTTTGTTCTCCGTCATCTGTAGAACCAAAACTAAAACCATCAAAAGCAATTTGCATAAGCATAAAGCCAATCGGCGGTTCTTCATCGTTTGCAAAACTAACAACAATATTTGTTGCTTGAGGTTTCATTTTATATAACCCATCTTCAACTTTTGATGCAGCAGTAACCTGTGTCCAAGTTTCTAAAAGGATTTCTAAAGAACCATTGCCTTCGAATTTACCTCTTACATATGCGATAGCTTTTGCACTACCTAAAGCGTAAACTGCTTTACTTGGTTTTTTGTGAGAAAAATCAATCTTTTTTACTCCAAAGATAAAACCCATTTTATTACAAACTACTGAAATATCTTCGTGTGAGAATACTTTTCCATTTATCAACTTTTAAATCTCCTTATTCCTCAAAAGGGTTGGCGTATTTGAACATGAAATTGAGTTTCATATTTTTTATTATAGGTATTCCATAAAGTACCAAATTAAAAACTAATCCATTATTCACAATATCTTGGTTTGGTGGTATTATTACTTCAAAAGAATCTAATTCTTTTGGACTTGCGGATGTCATTGTTGATATTGCAGTAATAATTTCTGCATGTGCATTTGTGATACCTGCAGAGTCTCCTTCAGACTGTAAATCTTTTAAAGCACCAACTCTTCCAAGTCGAATTGCTTTAAAAACGGTGTCTACAATTTCTATATATTTGTAGTCAGATGTATCTTCTGCTAAAGTATTACCTCTCGCAAAATACAATGAGTTAAGCCCTTCGAGTCTTCTAAGTACTACAAAACCAGCATCGTTTAAAATTGTTGAATGTGTATTTGTCCAGCCCTGAGGAAGTTTAACATTGCTTATTGGAAACTTTTTAACTTTTCCTATTGACTCATTAACTCGAGCAGATGCAATAGTGCCAGCCATCACACCCGAGTAATTTCTAACTTGAGAAATTCCTGTTTTTTCTATAACTTCACCATACCCAGCACAAACAGCCACAAATCTATGACTAAAAGATTGTCTTTCTTTTACGAGACTATTTACATAGTTTGAAATGTCTTCTTTTATAAGTAAACTAATTGTTTGTGTCTTTGTTGCATTGTTGTTTATTTCAACAGATGTTGGACTTAATATTTTTGTAATAATCGTGTTTGTAGGAATTCCATCACCTGTAACACTGCAACCTTCAACAAAATCATCTGTTTTTGACAATCCTGTTATTATTTTTGTACTGATTGTAATAGTACCATTTCGCTTTATTGCTTCTATTTTTTCTCGAGTATCTGTTATAAAATATGTTGGTTTATGCAAACTAAAAAGTTCATCTGCTTTCATACCAAAAGTAACCCAATGAAGCGAATCAGTATCTTGACATACATATACGTAACGAGGTGTATATAATTCAAGACCAACTTCAATAGCTTCTATCAATGCTGTAATACCACTCTTTGGTGATATTGTTTTTAAAAAATATCTATCGCCAGTTACAAAACTTTGAGATGGAGTTGTGAAGTTGGCAAATGTCACTACGATTCCTGCTATCTCTACATTTACTTTTCCATCAACGGGCATTGTGAATGGAGACATCCAATTATCTCCTCCATCAATTGATATTTTTGCCGTTGCTTCATTTAATGCACCACCAGATAAAATTTGAATAACAATATCTGTGTCACAAAGACTATTTCCTGTTACTGTATATGTTGCTTTTCCTGTACCTTCAAAAATAATTTCTCTGATTTCTCCTGCAATGTCTTTTTCAGAAGGTATTGCAATTACAATTGCTTCCTCCTGTAATACAGAGAAAAAGTCTTTGATTTTATCTGTTAATCTACCTTCGCCAAGTTCTTTTTTATAGTCTGAGTTTTTCCCAAAAGTATAAATTTTATTTTCTATGCCTTTGGAACACGTACCAACAAAGATATATTTTTCTGCTTTCGTTGGAACTTGCCCAGAAACTCCATCAATGATGATTTCTTGAACATCAATAGTCATTATTCACTACTCCAATTCGTTTTTATGATTTCTTTTTTACCTAAATACTTTGAAGAATAAAGAGAATATTTCGCTTCAAATTCTGATCTTGTAACTTTTTTACCTTTCAGCCAATTTTCTCTCAAAAAGAATTGATGCAAAATAAAAACTTCTGTTTTATTTTTTGTTTTTTCTTCTATCAACTTTTCTAAGTCGAAATATTGGGATTCTTCAATACTCTTTGCTTCCTCTGTATTATTGTTTGTTTCTTCAAGAATGTCAGTTTCTTGTTTTTCATTCATTGTTACTTCCATTTAATCTCTCCTCAATTGAAATACTTTTAATTTCAATTTTTTGTATTTTTGGTACTTCTTTATTTTTATAAGTTCCATAGATAAAGTTTATGTCTATTGCAGCACTTGCAACAGATAGAGAACTTTTGTTGTCAGAATACTCAAGAGATACAATTTCAATCTCTACATACTGTTGTATATTATTAATTGTAAAAATATGTTTACTCTCGATTTCTGAAAAAAAATCTTCCGTCCAATTTTCTACATCTTCTTCTTTTGTGCTTGCAATCACAAGTCTTATAGGTTGTACAATTTCATAAGTTTTTAAATAAATTGTTTGATTTTCTTTGCGTTCTTTTAGAAAAGTTTTTTTTGGAATTGCTTTTTTTGATAGAATTGATATATATGGCGGTGATTTATACGTTGCTTCATCTTTTACAGAGTAGAATACTTTTATTTTTTCAGTCCCTATTATTTTAGATAACATCATTTTTAAATATTCTTTAAACATGTTTTTCATTTAATAACTCTTCCCCACCAATCATATATTTCTTCATCAATTCGTTGTTGCTCTTCTTCTCCAATGCCAATAAATTGTCTTGCCTCCAAATTTCTTTCTTTATAACCATTATTATGAGATCTAGCATAAGGAACATCTGAAGCATCACCAGCGCCAACAACTACTTGATTTTCATTTTCTTTGTATCCAACACTTCTTAGAAGTTTTCCCTCACTAACAAGAATATCAGTAGTACCTTTTTTCTTAATTTTTTGTCCTTTGTATGGGTCTTTTAAATCAGCCCATTTTTCACCATTAGGTCCTTTTTTCTCTTGAAAATAGTCAGGTATTACTTCGTTTGTGATTCTACTCCCAATTTTTTTTAAAACTTTTTTTCGTGCATCTGCTGACATGTTTTCTTCTAAAACACCAATAAACTTTTTTAATTCATCTATTCCCAAAATCTTTTTTGCAGTTCCCAATTAAAAACCTTTCCAGAATTTCTTATTAAAATCTTTGTTTTCGATATTTTTTAAAAAAGGGCTTGATTGTACAATTGGTTTTTGTTCACCTGTATTATTAATATTCAAAATGTCTTTTTCACTATCTCTAACGGTCTCAAGATATTTAATTGCTTTATTATATTTTTCTATAAAACTATATTCTTCTGAATCTTTAGCAATTCCACTAGCACTAACAATATAGTAGATAGCAATATCAGCACATTTGTTTTTAATATGTCCAGGTACAACTTGTAGTGGTATCTGATATTTTGAAGAAAGATAGCCATCAATTTCCACTGTAGCATCTTCTATACTTTTTTGTATTCTTTCAATATATTCTTCTGCAACATCTTCATCTCTACGTGCTTTATTTATCAAAAAATCTTTTTTTACAAAGTTGTTTAAATCCTCAATTGTACAATATCCCATTTTATTTTAGACCTCTCTTATCTCACCACAAATTACATCCCCATCCTTTACACCAAGTTCTCTCACTTTTTTGTTGTATGCTACAAGATTTTCTGGTCCTAAAAACATTATACACCCCGCAGAATAACAACATCCTACTGCTTTACCTTTGTGTTCGTCACTATGTCCAAGGTATCTTCCTTTTCTAATGCCATCATCTATTTGCGTACTGTCTTCTTTGATGTATTGTCCTTCAATGTCATAACAGTCGAAAATTCCGTGAATATCTTCAGTATACGCTCTTTTTTCAACAAAGTGTTTCATCTTGAATTTGCCTGGTGCTATTGTATCATCGTAAGAGTCAAACAAGTTGTAGTTAGATACGGTTTGCATTCTTTTATGTCTAAAAACTTCTTTCCCATTTTGGTATAAAATTAAAGTGTCTAAAGAATTGTTTTTTGAGTTATTCGCTAAGTCATTCCTTTTAGAATTGTACTTATAATCATAACTCTTTTTATTTCTTTCAATTATGATAGATAAATCATCTCTTATCATTTGTCATACTCCTCCTCAATATACTGTTTTTCAAGTAGTTCTTGAGCTTCATCGATTTTTTGTTTTGCTAACTCAGTTGTGTTTGAGTTACTATTTTTTTTGATGATTGAGCTAACACCAATTAATATTTTACTCAATCTGTGCCATAAATTATTCATTAAAAAACTCCTGTTTTTTTCTCTCCACCAAATATAAATCCTACTGTAAAACCAGCACCAGCACCCCAATCAGGATAAAATTTTAAATTGATTTCAGGTGATAAAAATATGTTTTTTATAGGAAAATAATAGAATTTGAGAGAGGCATTTGCATCTAAATATAATTTACTATCTATTAAAAAATTAGCACCAACACCAAATCCCCAACGTGGTCGCCATTCTTTTTGAGTTTCTAAAAAAGTAACATTGCTTTTTAATTGCTCTGCTCTTTTAAGCGATATTTTTCTTGCTGTTTGATAGAGAGTTCTATATCCTTTGGCAATGCTTTTTGCTTCTTGATATTTGCAGAACTTCTCAAACTCATTCATTTGCCACCATGTTTTTTTTGTGGTAGTCTTTTGCCACCACGGTTTTTTTTGAGTTTGATTCTCTTGTTTTTCTTGACAGGTAAGACCAAAATTAAAGACTATTAAACTTAGCGTCAATATCAGTAGCAGTTTTTTCATTTGCTTTCTCCTCCTTTTCTGTGTTCTTTAATACTTCATTTGTTTTATCAATTTGTTGTTGTTTTTTATCAAAAAGTCCTTTAAATATATTCATTGAATTTCACTACCTCCGTTTTTCCCTAAAAAATTATTAATTAAAGGTGAAAATTTTGTTATTGCATTTGTTCCTAAATAAACGCAAGTAATGATTCCCCACCAAGAACCATCGAGTCTTCCAAGAAAAATTAAAACAGTCGCAATAATCCAGACCATTAATTTTTTAGGTATCATTTTATTGAAGAAAAAATCTAATTTTTGAGAGATTGGTTTCTTTTTCGTTGTATTAACATACTCTTCGAGTTCGTGTATTTCTTCTTTTGTAAGACTTGTGTCACTCATGTTATTGTCCTTGCTTGCTCGTTTCTTTTAAAACAATTTTTTTATTCTTTAATAAGTATTCAATTTCTTTTTCAGATAAGACCTCGTCTGTGATTGTTTTACCTTTTTTGTGTTTAATATTGTTTACTGTGATTGATTCTTTTACAATATAGATAATTTTTTCTTTCTTCTTTTCTTCAGCCATACTACTCTCCTTAAATTATGAAACTGCATTTTCAATAAGATAACCAGATTTTCCATCAATAACTAATGACTCTAACGCGTCTCTATATCTGTACATCCACGATATTGAAGGTTCATCTCTGTATCTTTCTACTTTAGGGAAACTTTGTTTTCTAACAGTAACACCAAACGAAGGTTCTTTTAGTGATTCAATTTTGTCTGGAACATACGCCAAAGTTATATTTTTACCCCAAATCACAGTTCTTTCTCCACTAACACGTTTCACCGCTCTACCAACAACAATATCTTTTACTTCTAATATTTCTATTAAGTCTTTTTTTGATAAAACTTTTGTTCTTTGCGAACTTAATGCTTCTTTGAGTTTTGGATGATCTTTTAATGCTCTGTAAGCTTTTCCAGAAACAACCATTGTAATATCGGTTAAAGGATCAACACCTGTTTCATCTGCTATACATTCTTTTGCTTCATCAATGATTTTTTGTGGGTCTGAATCTGGGCTATCAAATTTTGATGTACCAATAAGTTCAGTTTTGTTTGGAAAATTGTTTGGATTTGTGGCAAGGTTGGCTTGTTTTACTTCCATCTCGATAGCAAGTAAATTTCTTAAAGTCGATAGTAATGCTTGCTCTTCTAATTTTAATGTTTTAATTGGTTCTAAAGCTTCTTCTATAATAGAGTCATCAATTCCCATTTCACGCGCAAACTCTTCTATGAAGAAATTCTTAAAATCTGCTTTATCTAATGATACTCTTTTTGTATTTGACCCAGGTGCTCTTCTTGAGTCAGAATATTCAAGCATTTCTCTAAATTTTGCTATTTGTCCCATTGAAACTGGATGTGTTATTATTGGAAATAGTTTAAAGCCTACGTAATCTCTAAGCTTATTCGCGTATGCAAGTTTTGTTAGTAAAGGAACAATCCCTGCATTTAAATTTTTTATAAATGGATTAATTGGCATTTTTTTCTCCTATCTTAATACTACTTCTATTTTGCAAGGTGCTTGACCACCTGTACGAGCAAGAAATTTTCCATCGGCGTTATTCTTTTTTGCTTTTCCATTTAATGATGTGGATATTCTATCTCCAACCAAAATTTCTTCTCCGTCTTCAACTAAAACTTCCACTATTCCCATGTAAATCGCATCTGTTGCAAAATCTTTTGTTCCTCCGTACTCTGACACGCCAAAAACTTGCGTATCATTTGTCGCTATTTTTCCATCAACTGTAAAAAAAATACTTTCTGATATATCTTGTTGTGCAATTACTGTCTCTGATGCAACTTTATAAAACATTATACCTCCAATTTTTTTATATACTCTGTGTATGCTTCTTCAAACTCAATCTTGTTTTCTTCTGCATATTTCATTATTTCTTGTATAGCAGCTTCTTCATCTAAAGATACTTCTCCATTTTCTGAAAATTTCAAAACATTTGGCTTTTTTGTTTTTGCATTTTTTTCTGTGTATTTTGCTTCTTTTGTTACAGAGTTGAAAGTTCCTTCTGGAATTCCTTCAAAAAACTTAAATATAAAGTCTGTTGGTTTTTCTTCTGTTGAATCAGAAAACTTGATAACATTGTCATTATTCATAGACATTATATAATCACTAAATTTTGTGATTTCTGCGTTTGGCACTTTCCCAGCATCAGAAAGTTTTTTTAACTTTTCTGTAACTTCTTTTGCTTTGTTTGTTTTTTCTCTTTTCAAAGCATCTTCTTTAAATCTCAACAAATCTTGAAATTCTTTGTCTCTTTTTTCTTGGGCTTTTTTTTCGTCTTCTGTCATTCCTTCTTTTTTCTCCTTTTGATTAGTTTGATTAGTATGTACAAAGTGATTGTCTTGTAGCTGATTTGTGACTTTTTTGTCGAGATGTGTTTGTTCTGTAAAATTAATCTGATTAGATGTGTTTTTAGGGAAGATTTTATTAAAGACTTCTTCTACGCTTGTCTTTATTTTTGAAATTAAATCATCTTCTTTTTCTTCTTTGAAAATGATAAAATCGCCATCTTTAAAAGTGTTAGACTCTTCTGAAAAACGAAGAATACCCGAATTCGTTTCTTCTTTTAAATCTTTTGATATTTCTATTTGTTCTAATCCTTTATTTTCTGGAAATCGAACAAAAGATATTGCTCTCAGATAAGGTCCTTTTCCGTCAAGGTCTTTATAGAATTCTGGAGATATATACTGATACTCACCACTTTGGATTTTTTCAACAAGTGATTTTTTTATCCAATCAAATTTTACATATAGATTTTCTTTTTCTGCATAAACTTCTTTAACTTTTCCAAAAGACGGTCCTTTTTCTTCATGATCTAAAGTTATTGGTGCTGAAAAATATTTTGTATCATAATTTTTTGCAACTGCTTGTAAGAAGGCTTCGTCAACTTTCCCTTGCTTGTAGTTGCCACCGTTTCTTATTCTAAAGACGTGTATTTTATCAAAAATTTTACTCATAAAATCCTCTTGTTTTTTATATAGTCTAAAAATATCAAAAAGTTTCTTGACATAGGTGTCAAAATATGCGAAATTATATACAAATATTAATTATTTTTTTTAGGTGTTTTTATGTACGAAATAAACGACCTCATCCGTGACTGTGGCTTATCTCCTATCGAATATGAAAATCTTTTGTGGTATATGCATTCTCCTCGAGGTATGGGAAAGAATACTATTATTGAAAGATTAAAAAATTTCAAGTTTGTAAAAGATACTTTTGACAATGCACAGATAGACTCAAATAAAAAAGATTTTTATCTACAAAAGTTTAAAAATATGATTTTATTCCCAGCAGAAGATACTATTCTAAACTTAAAAACAATTATTACTTCCTGTAGAAAGAAGAAATAATTAAAATTCTTTTTTCTTTTTTTCTAATTTTTCTTGTAGTTCGTTCAATTCCTTATGTCTATTTGTAAAAATGTTTCTAATCTCATCTATTATATTTTTAAAATTCTTTTTGTATTCATTAAAAAGTTTGTCTCCGAATTTTTGAAATAAAGTTTTTTGAGGTATAATACAGATTGAGTCTGAATATTTCTTGTTTAAGACTTCTAAAGCATTGTAGACATATTGTGATGCTTTTCTTTCTCTGTATTTATCAAACTCATCAACTGATTTTTTTTCAATACCATTTCTATCAACAACAATTTCTAAATCGTTTTTTGTTTCAGTTGAGATGTCTTCTATTATTTCGATGAAGTAAATATACGAATCTGTTTTTTTTATATAAGTTTCCAATTTTATTTTTTCTTCTATTGAATATTCTTGTAAAGCATCTGCATAAATGTCACCAACCCTGTTATTATTTTGTTTCAATAGATCAGATATGAGTCTCATTAGTTCTTCTTTTGTTTTTATTGTATGAAAATCAATTTTTGTTTGAAGTATTAAAAGTTCGTTAATATCTCCTTTTTGCATTAAAGAATTTTCAACTTCTTTTTGATTTTTACTTTTTTTTAAAAAAAATATTGCCGATATAACAATTAAAGAAAGGATACTTATAGAAAAAAGAATTGTCGCTAACACAACATTATTTTTCTCAATAAGAAGTGTTATCATTCCAAAAACGGAGGTGATGAGTGCTACTGCTATACTAGATATAGTTGTTAGTTTCATTTTTGACCTTCCAATCTCTTTGTAATTTTGTTTTAAATGAAAATTTTACCGTTTAAATCCCGTTTAAAATTAATATTGCTATTTTCTATTGATTTGGCTTTTTTACTCTTTTTTAACAAGATTTTTGTTTTTCATCCAAAAATCCAAATCCTCACCGACATTCCCCAAAAAACCATTCTCAGGGGACATTTTGACTATATTTTCTTTAGTCTCTGTTATATTCTTTTTCAACTCTTCAAATGAATTAAAAAACTTAATTCTGCTTTTGTTTTGTTCTATTTTATCAACAATGTCTTGAATATCATACATTCTAATTTCTTTCTCAACATTCTTAACTATATATTTTAATTCGTTTTTTTGTTCTTCATTCAATGACTTTTTTCTCAACTGTGTGTAAAAAGATTTCGTTTTTTTTATGTCTATTTTATCTGCAACGATATCATCAATTTTATTATTAATTGTGCGTAATATATTTGAAATAGAATTTCTTTCTTCTATGGTCAAATCTTCTTTTTTGTCACACAAGTTTATTATGTTATCAATTTTTTCTGTGCTTCGTAGAAGTTGTTGAGTCTTTTCATTTTCTAGTGAAACTATATTATTTTTACTTGTTTCAAATGTTTTTCTTCTATCTTCTTGACCTTTCTCTATTAATGATAGAAGTTCTCCTTTTTCAGGCATTCCATTCCGTTTATCAATTTCTTCTGGTGATAAGCCCAATTTTTTTCTCACATAAGAAGCAGAAAGGCTTCTTACATAACATCTACATCTATATCCGTTTGGCGGATACCAATCTTTCCAAAAAGTATCATCATATCTACGAATGAATCCGTTCAAAGCAGCATGTTCTGGTCTTGTCTGATTGTCAAGAATCGCAGAGTATTGCCAATACGGTGCTATGTCTACATCTTGCATCATTTGATTGTATCTACCTGCAGCTTGTGCTGATTTGATATTTTGCCAATACACCAAACTATTTACTTTTAGTTCTTTTTCTTGGCAACTTTTTTGAAACTCTTTAAAGCCTAGCCCTTTTTCTTTACATTCTATTAGCATATTTTGAATGCTTTCTATTTGAGACTTTTCTTCGTAGCCTTTTATCGTGAAAGCATATTTTTTGTATTTATTTTCGAGTACATCAAACTCTTTTTTTGTCATTGCTACTTTCATTTTCAGAAAGTTGACATCTGTATAATCAAAAATGATATTTTCTATATCTGATACATTACTTGTTTCTGCAAAAAGAATTACATCTTCATCTCGTTGAAGTCTTGCATATCCACGACCAATTATATCAGCAGTTAAAAAAGCATAAGCAATTTTTTTTACATCTTTATTTTTTCCTACACATTTTGATATTTTTTCTTTTGCTTCATCATAGTCTTTTGAGTCTTTAATCGCTTTTGAAACATCATTTAAAAATTGTTTAAAATAGTTAGAAAAATTGTTTTCTGTCTTTTCAATGAACTTTTCAATCTGATTATCTTCTTGATAAAAAAGATTAATATTCTCTTCAGAAAAGAGTAGGCTAATTAGTTTTTCTGCTGGACTTTTTTTTTTAAGGTCAAGCCAAAATTTGTTTTGTGCTTGAG